TAGTATGATGTATTTGATGTTTACTCTAATAGATTTAATATATGAAAAGGGGTTTGACGAAGGAGTTAAATCCGTAACAATAGGAGTCAATGAAAATGGCTAAAAAGAAAAAAGATATTCCATTTCATATCGCCCACAATTACAAACAATGGGCTTCAGATCAAGGTTATAAGTTTTGGGCAAGAGATGAAGAAGATGCTGAACTATATGTTCAGAGAGTTGGTGGCAATCTTGGTAAAATAAAAGAGGTAGTGGGTGAGTAAACACTATTACGAAAAAAGTGGTATAATGGACTCTAAAGTTAATATTACTTATGATGAGTTATTCCGTAAAACAGATGAAGAACTTGACGAGTGGATTGAAGAAGCTCGTCAGTATATAATAGAAGATTGGGATGAACGTGGAACACCGCCTATGGTTGGTCAATCAATAGAACAGATAATTAGTTCATTTAAGAAACTAAGAGAATATGATATACACGGCTTTATTGAAAAGGCTGATGATGGCCAGAGAAATGTAATCAAGAACTTCAATAAATTTGCCAATGGAGTCAATCAGTTCTTCCCAACTATGTTAAAAACTCGTATTGGTGATATGGGTGATGTTGGACTTAATTCTATTTACGATAGGATAAAGGAAGATATAAATAAACCTTTATTTTATAAAGCTATGAGAAGAGGACTTCGTAGAGATTCTATGTATAGTTTCAGTAAGTCTATTTCACTGGATAGGAAAGAAAACAAGAAAGGTAAATTACCTTATTGGAATGGTGAAACTGCAGTTGAGTGGTTAAAGTATTATCAAGAAAATAAATTAAAGTTTAAGAACCATAGGTTATGGATTGCTAAATCACATCAGGAGAAGTATCTTAAAACATATGTCACTATAACTGCCGATGAAATCAAACAGGCACATAAAGATGGATTGATTACTGATGATATGATAACTAATCTATGGTGCCCTACTCGTAAATGTAAGTTATCTATCGATGACCTTACTGATACAGTTAGAACTAAAAGTGGTAATGTAAAAACGAATGTCTTTATGATTAGATATTATCATATTGAAAAGAGATTATTCCCATCAGCATTCCAGATATTCAGATTGAGTTTAAACTCACAACCAGCAGTTAATTTTCCACCACTTACGGCAAGACTTCTGTATGAGAAATTTACAAATCATATAGAACAAGATGAACCACTAAATATTTACGATCCTTCAAGTGGTTGGGGTGGTAGGATATTGGGTGCTATGGCTTCCAAAAAGAATATCCATTATATTGGTACTGATCCCAATACTGATAACTTTATACCAGAACTTAACAAGACAAGATACGAGTACGTGGCTGAGTTTTTTAATGAACACGGCTTGGAAACAAATCCATTTTGGGAAGAGAAGAAAAATACATATCATGTTTTTCAAGAAGGTTCAGAGTATATTGGAAACCATCCAGATTTTCAACAATACAAAGGTAAGTTGGATATGGTGTTTACATCACCACCTTACTTTGATAGAGAACAATATAGTGATGACGATGAGCAATCATTTAAGGCCTATCCAATGTATAATGATTGGAGAGATAACTTTTTAAAACCAACATTAACAAATGCTTACAATAGTTTGAAAAGTAATAGATATTTGTTATGGAATATTGCTTCAATAAAGATAGGTCCAGATAAGTTTCATCCGTTAGAAGAAGATAGTGTTGAGATAGTAAAATCACTTGGTGGTGAATATCAAGGTAAGTTAAAGATGTTAATGGCATCAATGATTGGAGTTGACCAGTCAAATGTTAAAAATAGTGTTGTAGTTGATGGGGTTACACTAAAATATGAACCAATATTTATTTTTTATAAGGGTTAATAATGAGTGATGAACAAAAGTGGATTGAAGACAGAGAGTCAAGAAGAAAAGTAAAAGTAGGAGATTGGGTTAATATTAGTAAAGTAGGAATAGGGGGGCTTTATAAAGTAATTGAGATTATTGATGAGCTCTATTTATGTGAGCAAGATGATGGCGGTTACAAACACAAAATAAAAGTTACAGAAAACCAAATAATAAAATTATGAATGAAATATTTCATGAAGATTGTTTAGATACTTTAACTAAACGGGATATAAAATATGATTATGTTTGTTTTTCACCGCCTGATTATGACGAGTTAAATCTAACTCCAATAAAAGATGACAATGAATATTTAGATTGGCAAAAAGAAATATATAGTAAACTTAATCCTACCAATAATGTAGTTACGATAGTCACGAGCCTAAGAAGATTTAAAGCCCGAACTATACCTAAAGATTATCATGTATATGAAATAATGAAAGATTTAGGATATAGTTTGATTACAAAGAAAGTATGGATTAAACCAAAAATAGACATCAACTTAGGTGAGAGAAATAATTTATATCGATATGATAATGCCATGGTACAGAGTTTTGGTAGAGGTAAGATTAAATCAAGAGGCACTAAAAGATATAGAGCCGATAATTGGACAGAAGATTATAAGACAGAAGTGTTTGATGGTATAAGATACACTTATCATTTTCCAGAAACGATGATAAGTAGGTGTATTGTTAATTTTACTGATAGAGGTGATACGGTTTATGATCCTTTTATTGGTATAGGAACTACTGCTATAGCCAGTTATACTTTGGGTAGAAATTACTATGGTTCTGAAATAGATGAAAAGATTTACAATATAGCACATAAAAGAACAGAAAATTTAAAGAATATTGCAAAAAAGACTTGACATATTGATAAATTATATGTAAATTATTATAATTCGTTGGAATATTTAATTAATAAAACAAGTGACAATTTAAAGTCACAAAAAGTTCCGACATTAACACAAAAAACAATAGGAGTCAGAAATGACCAAAATCGCAGAGGAGTTTCACGATTACTCCCTAGAAGACGAAATCGTGGATTTTATAAACCCTTACGACCAAATACGTGGTAGTAAGAATGCCAGTGAACGTCACAAATGGCAAGTGGAAAAGTTGACTAACTTGGTCAACTCTTATCCCGAACTCAGAGAGGCTTATCAAGATGGTGATGTAAGATTTTGTTATTATCATACCAACACTAAAAAGACAAAACCTTATTTCAGATTTGAAATCGCTCATAGTAGAATTACTGCGTGGTATAAGTCTGGTTTTTTGAGGAAACCCGATGACCAACGCGGTACAGAAACTCAATACAAACTATCTACACCAAGAGGACACTATTGGTTAAAACAACACTTTGATAAATTAAGTGGTGAAGAGGTCAATCCCTATGTGTTCAGTACATCATCACATTGGGAAGATGTTTATAAAACAAATGGTGGACACCGTGTTATTTATGGTGTTGATTTTGATAATCCACATGATACAACAGGTAAACACAAAATCAAATTCCCATTTAAATATGAGATTCTTGATGTGTTAAAGAACGAAATGATTGAATATGATTTTGGTCCTGATGATGATGGGAAACTAAGAGTTTCTAATCTTAGAGACATAATACGAATGGTAGGAAATAGGAATTGGAAAGAGTTTAATAGTGGATATCATCCTGTAGATTGGCATCATTTTGATGATGGACTTGAAAAAACAGCTCGTGTTAACCACTCCGAAGTGTTTGGACATTCCAACACTAACCTAGCACAAATACAGATAATACACTCTTATTATACTGATTTCAACCTTTGGGCTAGACCTTTGTCATCTTGGGTTGGGGCTCGTGATTCCACTTTATTGCCATCACTTGTAAAGGTTTTTGGTAACGGATTGGATAGAAACCATGCTAATTGTGTACCAGGTGTATATAAAACTAAAAGTGTTACTGAACAATTGTACAATAAGAATATTCCTTATCAAGTTTTTCAACAATCTTTTATGATTTTTGTTCAAGGATATGTCGATCATTCTTTGAATCAAGTTGATTTATTCAATAAGAGTTATAAAACTGATAAAGACATTCAAGTAAAGTTCATAGAACATTTTGATCACACCTGTGAGGTTTTTTTACAACTAAGGGCAAAAAATGCTAAGGGTTGGGACCCAAAGAGGTTAACACAACTCTTTACACTTTTGTTGTTAACCAAAGATCATACACACAATCCAAAGTCACAAAAGTTTGTCAGTATTACTGAGGACAAAGACTTGGTTGAGTGGTTGGATAAATCACAGAAATTATTGATAAATGAATCTAATAAGAGTGGTGGTGGTTACGATACCTTTATTGGTGCTCGTAGGAGTTTCACCTCAACTCATTATCTACAAAGGTTTTTAAATATGTGGGTACAAAGGTTGATACACCTTGATGTGTTTCTTTTATTAGATCCTAATCGTAATATCAAATCTAGTGATAAAGCTTTGGCTTCTAATACAAGTTGGTTAACTGGTAAAGAAATCGAATCCGATGATCAAAGAGAGTTTCATCACGCTTATAGGGGTTGGATACAAGGTGGAGTCTCTAGTGTGGGGAACTGTCAACCTATTGAAAAAACCTATAACCGAGAGATTAGTGATAGAAATACAGTACAGTATATTGAAGATAAAATCAAGACTAATCCTGAGATGTTCACTAGTGAGAAACTAAGGTTTTGGAACAACGGTGGTATGGAAATACTAGTCAGAGATAGTGATGACTCTAGGTTTAGTTATTACGAATCAGTTGATTGGTATGAAAACTCTAAGATACATTTTTATAGTGATCATTATGTCAAAGGTTCAAAATTAATGAGAGTTAAGAATGGAGCTAAGAAGATAAATTACTATCAAATGATCGATTGGATTGATGACAAACAATAACATACTCGAAGGGAAAGGGGCGCCAATCGACTAGGCGCTCCTTTTCACTTGATATTTAGATTAACAATGATTAAATTAAGTTATATACGGAGATGAAATGAAAGAACTAACACCAGAACAAATCCAAGAGAATTGGAATAAACTCATACAGATAATCAACGACAACTTCTCTGGCGAAAGGCTGGAGAAGTTACTTGAGATGTATGACTACTTTGAAGAACGAATGTGTATGGCACCAGCTAGTGGTAAGGAACACTTCCACAATGCTCATGCCGGTGGATACGTGGAACACGTTTTACATATCACCGATTTAGCACAGCAGATATATGAACTTTGGGATAGAAATGGAGCTATAGTTGATAACTTTACCAAAGAGGAATTGATATTCTCTGCTCTACATCATGACTTGGGTAAGGTTGGTGATTTAGCCGAGGACTACTACACACCAAATGATTCAGATTGGCATAGAAAGAATCAAGGTCTGATATACAAACATAATGGCAATCTACAATTCATGACCGTTACGGATAGAGCTTGTTGGATACTACAACACTTTGGAGTCGTCATGACAGAAAATGAATATCTTGGTTTAAGATTGACAGATGGTATGTACGAAGAAGCTAATAAAAGTTATTATGTTGCTTATCAAAAAGAAAGACAACTTAAATCTAATATTGCCTACATATTACATCAGGCTGATATGATGGCCAGTAAGATTGAAAATGACTTTTGGAAACGTGGTGATTATGCTATCAAAGAAGTAAAGAAAGAAGAAGTCAAAGTTAAAACAGAACAATCAAATGCTGCTAATCAGGCATTTAAAGAGTTATTTGGGGAGTAAATGTACTTAGAATATTTCGATAAATTCAAAAACCAAGAACCATATCTTCACATTGACGAGAAAGAATGGTCATACATCAAAGAGACATTCGAGAAAGATGATGTAAAGGAAAGTCTGGCAAAAGTCGCCATGACTTATCCACAACCTACAATGGAAATATCAGAAAATGATTGTAGGAAAGACTTTAACAAGTTAAAAGGAACTTGGGTTTATGATATATTAAAAGAAGGAGAATGGTTCGGTAGGTCTGAAGAAGGTTACGAGTGGCCTTTGGAATATCAAGGAAAACAATGGTATTTTGCTAGAAACAATACTGGTAATAAATCATCTAACTATTTCCAACAAGAAAACAGGTGGTCAGTAGATGGTTCAGTAAGTCCTGGTCCAAAACGAACTTGGGAGAGCGAAAAGTTTATGACATCATTGATGGGGTCGGCTTATAGTTTGAAAGTACCAAAGATAGATAGGTCTACATTAAGAACTATGATTGGACTTAGAAAGTATATCTGTAGTCAGTTCAAACCTAATGTAGCAAAAGCTCTTTATGATTTATTCAAGGCGAAGAATGTGATGGATTTCTCGATGGGGTGGGGCGATAGACTTGCTGGTTTTTTTGCTAATATGAATACTGAATTATATGTTGGGTTAGATCCAAGGAAAGAAAACCATCCTATTTATAAAGAACAGGCTGATTACTATAAGTCATTACTTACAATGTTCGAGACACCAAAGAAAGTTGATTTCTATTGTGAGGCAGCTGAAGATTTTTATTATGAAGACTATGATGATACCTTTGATATCATCTTTACATCACCACCTTATTTTAATGTAGAAAGATATAGCCACGATGACACTCAAAGTTGGGTTAGATATAAAGATATCGATAGTTGGAATAGTAGTTTTCTACATAAAGCCCTTGATAATATGTTACCGACTCTAAAATCAGGCGGTAAGTTATGTGTTAATATATCAGATGTCTACGGAAATGCTAAGTGGTCAACTGAAAGGGGCTGGTCAAAGATTTGTGATCCTATGAATGAGTATCTTGATGAATACAGAGATATGGAATATAGGGGTTGTATAGGAATGGAAATGGCTAAACGACCAAATAGTGGTGGAGCTGGAACTGCTAAGTCAAAAGAGTATAGTGAAGAATCACTACAACTTGCTAAAGAAACCAAAGATAAAAGGTTCTGTGAGCCGATATGGGTATGGGAGAAGAAATGATAAAAAAAGAAAAACTAAACAAGATTCAGATACCAATATATTATTACGAAGATGATGATGGTAATAAAGTATATGACTATGAAAGTATGGCAGAAGAATTTGAGAATGAGTTAAGTAAGATAGTGGGAGTAACTGTAATGTGTTCGGTATCCGAAGATATTGTTTATGACGATTAAAGAGTTGTTCAAAAAATTCTATGGTATGAAACCATATCTTTCCATCGAAGAGAAAGAGTGGCAACATATAATAACGACTTACGAGAAAGACGAGGTGGTGGATGAGTTGGCTAAATGCTTACATACATATCCATGTCCAATACCAGAGATTACAGAACAAGAGACATTGAAGAGTCTTAGAAAACTAAAAGGCGTTCAATGGAATGACTTACTGATTAACGATAGTTGGTTTCCACGAAACGAAAGGAAATCAAAATATCCATTAACCGATAAATATTTCAAGAGAGATAACTCTGGTAATAATGCTTCCAATGGATTTCATATTCATAATAGATGGAAAGTTGATTGGACAAGAACACCGAGTGGATGGAGAACATGGCAGACCGTAAAGGGTATCAAGACT